ATATGTGATAGGCACGCGTTCAATCATAGTAATATTACCATCCTTATCTGTTCTTGAGATATGAATGTTATTAAACAAAGTTCCAAAAAGTATAATATACTTACGAATTAATGAAAAGTAAAATGGTGTGGAAGAGAACATATCAGATGGTACCTTCACTAAAAGGATCTACTTCAGTAAAATCAATAAAGTCATTTGAACCTAAAGGAAAATTATCCGAACCATTTTGAATTAAATCATTTTGAGATGCTGGATTAATAATATCAGGTTTATAACTTTCAACGACTAGATAATTACTATCCTCGTCGGTTAGATTCACGCCTTGTTCATCCATAATGACATAATCAAGAATATTTGTAGAATAATTAGCTTGGATACTATCAATTTCTGGTATTCCGGTATTAAACTGTTCATTGCTATATTCAAATAATTCACACGTCAATTCATATGTTTGTAATGCACCAAACTGATAAAACATTTCAAACTTATTTACAAATTTAATCTGAAAACATTTTTTGTTAAGAGGAAAGTAAATTAAATCACCTTCGTTAGGTCTTGTTTTATTAGTTATATTGGCAACTTCTTGATTAAATGTTCTTTGTGCTATACTAAATATAACTTGGTCTCTAATTTGTAGACCAAACTTAGACATGAAATTACCATCACCAGTAAAACCATCTACCGACTTAATATAAAGTTCAACTAAAATTGCTTGATTATATTGTGATGAAGCATCTTCTTCGTGTAATTGATCACGGTTTACTATGACACGAGGTACATAGTACATATCTTCTCCGTATATACGAATTGACTCTATGATTAGATCTTCATAAAGGTTCTGTTCGTTAGATGAATCGTAGTTACGAAAATAGAAATTTGTGGTCATTAGGTCGGATTAGCTTTCTTGATAATCGTCCTTTTATGAATATCAATAGAATCAGCTTTATATGGAATATAAACATCATGCTTTTCAGCTTGATCCATATTTTGTCCGCCATTATAGCGCAGCCCATCATATCCTTTTTTAATCAAATGATCACGTGCAGCATCGCTTTGTGTTCCACCTTTAGATAAACCTTGGAATACTTGGTGGCCAGTGAGTTTTAGATGACCGTGTTTAAGCTTAGATAAAACATCATATTTGTCAGCACCTGCATGTAATAAACCTGCACCTCGTGCAAATTCTTCATGTTTGCTTTCATGGGGTAATACATGCTTAAGTTTATCACCATGAAATTCATGATCAACATCAAACACATTATTCATTTTTAACTTAGTGTGATAAACTAAAGGTGTATCGGTTTTAGCAAATCGAGCACCATTTTTAGCATATGATTTTGCTACATGATGACTATTAGTAAAATAACCTATACCACCGCCCATGAAATCATTTTTTACACGACCAAAATTTTGATTGAATTTATCAAAACGACGCCCAGATCCATGATAAGCATGTACTTCCACAGAATTCTTTTCGACTTCTTCATAAAGAAATTGTTTATATGTAAGCATTGTTCATTTCAACCTATATAATCAGTTACAGGTAAACTATAGCTCATTATCATTTCTTTTTCAAGTTCCGCTCGTTCGGTAACAGCATCATTATAAATCTTCTCGCCATTGAACTTGATACCACCTGGAAGTGTCATGCCAATAAATTTGGTTAGATTTGCACCCCATTGTTGCTTAATTAAGCAAGTGGCATAACGAAGAAGCCAACGATCTTTCCATACATCAGTATATGTTGCAGGATCTACAATTTGATATGCTTCAACAACAATAAAATCACCTGTGGTTAAAATATTCCAATCAGTGTCAATATAAAGACGATTTACGTTTCTGTTATATCGAATTGGTTGTTGACCTACTAGCATTTGTTCTAGAAACTGAACATGAGTCAAAGCCATATAATAAGGTACCATAGATACAGATGTGAGTGTGTACAGATCATTCAATGCAATCTGATAACGGATATTAAACAGATTATTTGTATTTAAACCTTGGCCAATAGGAAATAAGTTGACAACACCAATGATATTTTCAGGCATTGTAATATATTTGTTTGTCTTATCTGTATCGGTGATCTGATACTTGTAATAAGTTTTCTCGGAACCATCAAAGTGATAGTCCCAATAATACTTCAGGGCTTCATCAACACGATCGTCTACTTGATCGTCATCCACATTGATTTCAATAACGGGTTTACCAAGAGTTCTTAGGCAATACTCTTTAAACTGATCTTTTGTTGTGGGTGTTGCCATGAGTACCGTCCTTGATATTTAAAACATACAACTATTTATAAACCAACACAAGATCGGATATTGTGATTACTTGTGTTTTATTGCTAATTCGAGGGCTTCCAAACGTTCTGTAAGAGAAACTATCAATTCTTGCTGCTGCTGCATGGCACGTATCAAGTAGGGTACAGCTTTATCGGGTCGGAAAACAAAACGGTATTCGGTATTTCCATTCGGTAGTTCCATAGGTCCAGCCTCAAACATTTCGGGAACGTGCTCAACGGCTTGCTGTCCAATCACACCGATCTCGACATGCTTAAGTTCGCTGCGAATGTTACCGACAGTAAGTCCGTCTTCATTCCAGTCATATTCGACTACATCAACAGCATTGATAGCGGAAAGTGCATCTAACTTAGAAGGTTGAATATTGGTCTTAAAGCGCGCGTCACTATACGCGTCAGGATAGAATATTTGATTGGTCCCGTCGCTCTGCTGGACGAGCATCGCCTCCGTGCCGCCCCAGTCCCGATGATCCATGTATCTCATGTTGGGCGACTGCATTAAATAATTGTTGTATACGTTATCACGGAAAAAACGAAGAAAATTTGCATCTGTATCAACAAACTGAAATGTAATTGCCCTGTTGTCCGCCGTTTTTAGATTTGGAGCGCCACCGGAGGTGTTTTGGAGTGAGTCTGCTTTGAGGGTTGGTGTTTTTATAGCACCATAAAGCATAGTTAAATTACCGTTGTAATCAATGCTACCAGTTTTTACATTATTATTCATAAATTTAAATATACCATCTGAATCCCAGTCGATACCGGTATCTTGATCTCCATCCGATTTAAATCTAAATTTATCGCTAATTACAGTGCCAGTTGCAGACACATCGCCAGAAGAATTTATAATCAAGCGATTTCCGTTTAAGGTTGAATCCCAAAGACCAACATTAATTCCATCTGCCGCAAGATAAAAATAAACATTCCGATTGTTATTGTGTAAGTAAAGTTGCTTTTCGCCAGCTTCTCCATTCCCGGCTTTTAATGCTGAGCCAGTTGTAATTATATTGCCGGTGAAAGTATCGCCAGCTTTATTTGCTGGTGTGTATCCCAATGCTGCTTGATAATTTCCAGAACCAGTGACGCTGGTTACGCGCCCATAAGTGTCAACAGTAATTGACGAGACACCGCTGGAATAAGTACCAGGAGTTGCAATACCAGAAGTCAACGACAACGTACCAGTGGTAGTAATAGTTCCTCCAGAGAGACCCGCGCCGTTAGCTACAGAAGTCACCCCGGAAGAAGTTACGTAACCGGCAGAACTACCAAGAGCGGTCACACGACCGTAAGCATCAAGAGTGATAGACGAGATACCGCCGGAATAAGCGGCAGCTCCTGGACCCGTAGTGGGCAATGACAATGTGCCTGTGGTGGTAATAATTCCGCCAACGAGACCCGCGCCGTTAGCTACAGAAGTTACAGCGCTCGCCCAAGTTTGATCGCCACGAAGATAAGTCGAAGAGCTGGCAGTTCCGGTAGTAGCAAGTCTTGCTGTTGGAACAGTACCTGAAGCAAGATTTGTCGCATTTAGATAATAAGATGCTGCCTGACCATTGAGATTTGTACTATTATTGGCAGTTGACGACCAAAACGTAGCGGAACCATTAGATGTTAAAAGTTGACCGTAAGAACCAGTAGTACCATTAGCCGATAAGGATTGTGTGTTTATATCAAGCGGCACCGCAAAGAAAAAGGCAGAAGTATTAGAATTAGCAAAAATACTATATACGCCTCTAGCGCCACCAGTTGAATTTGTCGTATAAAAAACAAAATTATCATCATTTTGTTGTGTAAGTGAAACCCCAGCGCCTGATACAGCTTTAAAATTTAATTTCCAATTATTATTGAGTGTGATATCTCCGGCATGAGTGTGTGTACCGCTTATAGTAAAATTACCAGATGTATTAACAACTGCAGAACTTAATCTAGCGTCAGGTAGCGTGCCAGTAGTGATATTCGTTGCATTAAGAGTTGTTATTGATACGCCGTTACCGACAAAAAAAGCAGAAGAACCTAACGTCACATTTCCAGTTACTGTAGCAGTCCCGCCAATAATAACATTACCGGATACGTTAGCTGTACCTGTTACCGCCAGTTTTGCGTCAGGAGTGGTAGTACCAATACCTACGTTAGCTCCATATGCATTTAACCACAAATTTCGTTTTGTAGTTGAAGAATTACCCTGGAAAGCTTCAATTGAAATTCCTGCACCGTCATTGTAAATAGCTCCGACTGCATTTGTAGCATCACTTGGTCCAGCTCCTGCTCTAAGAGCTCCCACGACATGTAATGGACTTGCTGGCGAAGCAGTCCCAACACCTATGTT